ATGACCACACAGAAGTTTATGGGAAAGCATCAGTTGATTGACCGCCTAGCAGCACAAGTAGGTAGTCGTGATATGGCTATTGGTATCTTGCAAAAGCGTGGACAGTTAGCCCCTGATGGTAAAACCTTAACGGCGGAAGGAAAAAGACGCGACTCAATGACGGCTGAGCAACGCGCATTAGATCGAGCTACAAAACGTACTGGCAAGAAGGCAGATGAATTAAAGTACGACCCCAAAACAAATAGAGCAACACTTAGGAAATAATTATGGCAATTGAAAAAGGTTTGTACGCAGCCCCACAGGGTTTAGAAGCTCTAGCAGCACAAGAGCCGGATATTGAGATTGAGATTGAAGATCCAGAAGCCGTTAAGATCGGTGTAGATGGAGTAGAGATTAATCTTGAAGCAGAAGATAAAGAACCTTCTGATGAGGACTTCGATGCAAACTTAGCTGAGTACATGAACCAAGGCGACTTAGCACAAGTAGTTGGGGATTTAATTGGTGATTATGAGTCTGACGTTGCTAGCCGTAAAGATTGGATTCAAACATATGTAGATGGTTTAGAACTTCTAGGTATGAAAATTGAAGAGCGTATTGAACCTTGGCCTGGTGCTTGTGGTGTATATCACCCTATCTTAAGTGAAGCCCTAGTTAAGTTCCAATCTGAAACAATGATGGCAACTTTCCCTGCAGCAGGTCCTGTTAAGACACAAATTATTGGTAAAGAAACCCCAGAGAAAAAAGAATCTGCCGAGCGTGTTCAAGATGACATGAACTACCAACTAACAGACCGTATGCAGGAATATCGTCCTGAACATGAGCGTATGCTCTGGGGCTTGGGTCTAGCTGGTAATGCGTTTAAAAAGGTTTATATTGATCCAGCGTTAGATCGTCAGGTGTCAATGTTTGTTCCGGCAGAAGATATTGTTGTTCCTTATGGCGCATCTAGCTTAGAGTCTGCAGAACGTATCACCCACGTAATGCGTAAAACAGAAAATGAATTACGTCGTTTGCAAGTATCAGGTTTTTACTGTGACGTAGATTTAGGTACGCCTGATAATGTATTAGACGAAGTTGAAAAAAAGATTGCCGAGAAACTCGGATTTAGAGCCACTAGCGATGATCGCTTCAAGGTTCTTGAGATGCACGTTAACTTGGATTTACCCGGTTACGAGCATATGGATGAGGACGGGGAACCTACAGGCATAGCATTGCCGTACGTAGTGACTATCGAAAAAGGTAGTATGACCGTTCTTGCAATTAGACGAAATTGGGACCCAGAAGATGAAACTCATCAGAAGCGTCAGCACTTTGTTCACTACGGCTATATACCCGGTTTTGGGTTCTATTGCTTTGGTCTTATTCATCTCATCGGGGCTTTTGCTAAGTCGGGAACTTCAATACTCCGCCAACTTGTTGATGCTGGATCACTTAGCAACTTGCCAGGTGGCTTTAAGGCCCGTGGATTGCGTGTCAAAGGAGATGATACACCGATAGCTCCCGGCGAATTCCGTGATGTAGATGTACCAAGCGGAGTTATGAAAGATAACATAATGACCCTTCCGTATAAAGAACCTTCATTGGTTCTTGCGGGTCTGCTAGATAAGATTATTGCTGAAGGTAAATCATTTGCTTCTGCTAGTGATATGCAAATTTCTGATATGAGCGCTAATGCTCCTGTCGGTACAACCTTGGCAATTTTAGAGCGTACGCTAAAAGTGATGTCGGCTATTCAAGCACGTATTCACTATTCAATGAAACAAGAGTTCAAACTCTTAAAAAGAATTATTGCGGAGTACACACCAGATGAGTATTCGTATGAACCTGTTGAAGGGTCGCCGAAAGCAAAGAAATCTGATTACGACAATTGCGAAGTCATTCCAGTGTCGGATCCAAATGCGGCAACTATGGCGCAAAAGATTGTCCAGTACCAAGCGGTACTACAGTTGGCAGCGCAAGCACCCCAGCTTTACAACCTCCCACTTCTCCATCGCCAGATGCTCGATGTATTGGGGATTAAGAATGCGGCAAAACTCGTCCCAATGGACGGCGACCAAAAGCCGCAGGATCCAATTACGGAGAATATGAGTGTTCTAAAGGGCAAACCCCTCAAAGCATTTATTGCTCAGGACCACGAGGCGCATATCAAGTGTCACATGGCTGTTATGCATGATCCTAAGATCCAGTCTTTACTACAAGGTAACCCGCAAGCTCCGATTATGCAAGCCGCACTTATGGCACATATTAACGAGCACTTAGGTTATGAGTATCGTAAACAAATGGAAGAAACAATTGGTGTACCTATTCCGTACAACGACAATGCGGATGAAGACTACGCCTTACCTCCAGAAGCTGAACTACAAATTTCTCGTTTAGCTGCGGATGCTTCTGTTAAGTTACTTGGGCAAAACAAAACGGCTCAAGCTGCTCAGGCAGCACAACAAGCTGCACAAGATCCGATTGTTCAAATGCAACAACAAGAGCTACAACTTAAACAACAAGAGTTACAAATTAAACAGAAAAAACTTATGGCTGATGCTGCCGGTAAGTCTGACCAAATTGAAGTTGAGAAGATGCGTATTGCCGCCCAAAAAGAAATTGCTGGTATGCAGATTGGTGCTAAAACACAAAACGACAAAGCAGTACTTGATGCCAAACAAAAGGTAGAAGGTATGAAAATTGGCGTGGATGTGGCAAAAACTAAAGCGCAAATGGACCAACAAAATAAGCAAGGAAACCAAAAGAAAGGTGAATAATGCTTGAAAAAGGACTGAACCATCTATTACGCCAAATAGATGAAAAGGTGGAGATTCTACAGGAATCCCTAGGTAAAGGTAATGCAATTGATTTTGCCGACTACCAAAAGAAGTGTGGTGAGATACAGGGTCTGCTAACCGCACGTCTCAATATATTAGACCTACGTAAAAACTTGGAACATTCTGACGATGAATAACCTAGATTTATCACAAGCAGTAGATTTAAGTGCAATTATGCACAAAGCAGCAGAAGACAAAGCAAAGCAACTCCCAGAACCAACGGGATACAGAATGTTATGTGCCATTCCGGAAGCGGAAGAAACTTATGACAGTGGCATTCTTAAATCTGACGAAACCATGCGACATGATGAACTATTAACAACCGTGCTTTTTGTGGTTGCTATGGGTCCTGATTGTTTTAAAGACGCTAGTAGGTTCCCTACTGGTCCTTGGTGTAAGCAAGGTGATTTCATTTTAACCCGTCCCAACGCTGGTACACGGCTAGTAATTCATGGTCGTGAATTCAGAATTATCAACGATGACTCCGTAGAGGCTGTAGTTCAGGATCCTCGCGGCATCTCACGTAAATTCATTTAAGGAGTAGCTCATGGATCAAGAAGTATTTGAATTTCCTGATGAGAAAGAAGCCAAAGTATCGGTAGAAGTTGAAGCAGGTCCCGATTTTGAAATAGAAATTGAAGACGATACCCCACCAAAGGATCGTAACCGCCAACCCGTATCTGAAGAAGAAGTTAAAAAGCTTAAGCTAGATGCTGATGAGTTAGATCAGTACAGTGTAGAAGCCAAAGACAAACTTATTAAGATGAAAAAGGTTTGGCATGATGAACGCCGTGCAAAAGAAGCAGCAGATAGAGAGCGCCATGAAGCAGTACGTATTGCCTCAAAACTAGCTGAAGAGAATAAACAACTCAAATCTAAATTGCATAGTGGNGAAGAAGAATATGTTGGTGTAGCCAAACATTCGGCAGTTCAAGAGCTTGAAGCAGCTAAAAAAGAATATCGTGACGCTTATGACGCCGGTGATTCAGAAAAGCTGGTTGATGCGCAAGAAAAGCTCACAATGGCTAAGATCAAGGTTGATAAATTGGATAATTACAACCCAATTTATAAAAAACCTGCCGAAGATGATGAAACTGTGGTACAAATGCCACAACAGCAATCAATTCCTAGGCCCGACAACAAAGCTGTCGACTGGCAACAAAAGAATGAGTGGTTTGGTCAAGACGAAGAAATGACCTCATTAGCTCTAGGATTGCATGAGAAGTTAAAACGAAACGGTGTATCTATCGGTTCGGATGAGTATTACGACACTATTGATAAAACAATGCGTCGTCGGTTCCCAGAAAGTTTTGAAGACGATCAAGACACTGANACTGAAAAAGTTAGGGCAGAAGAACCACAGAAAACTTCGAAACCTAGAGCAAGTACGGTAGTAGCGCCAGCATCGCGCAGTACTTCGCCTAAAAAAATTAGGTTGAGTAATACGCAAGTTGCCCTAGCTAAAAAACTAGGATTAACACCTGAGCAGTACGCCCGTGAACTTACAAAACTGGAGGCCCAGAATGGCTGAAGTAAAAAATAGACTTAAACGTGAGCTGGAAAGCCGTGAAACCCAAGAGCGCCCTAAACAGTGGGCACCCGCTGAGTTACTCCCCGAGCCTGACAAACAGGCTGGCTTTGCTTATCGTTGGATTCGTGTCGCAACCCTAAATAGTGCTGATCCACGCAACTTATCCGCTAAATTGCGAGAAGGTTGGGAGCCAGTAAGGATTGAGGAACAACCAAAATTCCAACTGTTAGTCGACCCTCAAAGTCGTTATAAAGACAACATTGAGATCGGCGGATTATTGCTTTGCAAGACTCCAATTGAGTTTGTTGAACAACGTAATGCCCATTACGAAAAGCAAACACAAGCTCAAACAGAGGCTGTAGACAATAATTTAATGCGCCAAAGTGACCCACGGATGCCAATCTTTCAAGAGCGGAAATCTTCAAGTTCCTTTGGTAAAGGTAATTAACTTTAATTTAGGAGTATTTAAATGGCTTATCCAACCATCTCAGCTCCCTATGGCTTTAAACCTATCAACCGTTTTGATGGCATTCCATATGCCGGCGCTACGCTACAGTACCCAATTACTGCAAGTACAGCAATCTATTACGGTGATACAGTTAAATTAGTCGCAGGTGGCACAATTTCACAATCCGGTGCAACAACTACAGGTACTATTATTGGTGTATTCGTTGGTTGCCAGTACGTTAATTCGTCTGGTCAAACTGTACAAGCTCAATATTGCCCGTCTTCTGGTGTAACAAACCCTATCGCTTATGTTGTAGTAGATCCAGTTGCTGAATTTAAAGTAGCTGTAACAACTACAGGTAACACTAGCGTAGTAACCGGCGCCAATGCAACAATTATTGGTACTAACGTAGCACAAACTGCATACACTGCTGGTTCTACAACTACTGGTGATTCCGTTGCAGCCGTTGTATTACCTGCTAATGCTGCTGGTAACGCAACAACATTGCCTTTCCGTGTAGTAGCTGTTGTTCCTGACACTGCTTACGCTAATGCAACTGGCACGATCTTCTATCCAGAAGTTATCGTTAAGATCAACAACCCACAGTTACTCGCCCTTACTGGCGTTGACTACACCGCTTAAGGAGCTATAAATGGCTATTTCACGCGCACAACTACTGAAAGAGTTGCTCCCAGGCTTGAACGCATTGTTCGGACTTGAGTACGCTCGCTACGGTGAAGAACACAAAGAAATCTACGAAACAGAGACTTCTGAGCGTTCTTTTGAAGAAGAAACCAAACTGTCAGGCTTCAGCGCTGCACCTGTTAAAAACGAAGGCACCGCCATCGCTTATGACAATGCACAAGAAGCATGGACTGCACGCTACAACCACGAAACTATTGCTCTTGGCTTTAGCTTGACTGAAGAAGCAATCGAAGATAACCTCTACGATTCTTTGTCTGCTCGCTATACTAAGGCTTTGGCTCGTGCTATGGCTTACACCAAGCAAGTAAAAGCTGCTGCCGTATTAAACAACGGTTTTAGCTCTAGCTACACTGGTGGTGACGGCGTTTCTTTATTCTCCGCTTCACACCCATTGGTTTCTGGTGGCACAAACAGCAACGTTCCTACAACCCCAGCTGACTTGAATGAGACTTCTTTGGAAGCCGCTGTAATTCAAATCTCCTTGTGGACAGACGAGCGTGGTTTATTGATCGCTGCTAAACCTAAGAAATTGATCGTTCCTCCTTCACTCCAGTTCGTTGCAACTCGTTTGCTCGAAACTGAATTACGTGTTGGTACAAACGACAATGACATCAACGCACTCAAGAACAACGGTTCTGTTGCAGAAGGTTACACAATTAACCATTTCTTGACAGATACCAATGCTTGGTTCTTGACAACTGATGTTCCAAATGGTATGAAACACTTTGTTCGTACCCCATTAAGCCAGTCTATGGACGGCGACTTCGATACTGGTAACGTTCGTTACAAGTCTCGTGAGCGTTACAGCTTCGGCTGGTCTGATCCGCTCGGTATGTACGGTTCAGCAGGCGCCTAAATAAGGTTCTTGCCCCCCGTGGAAAAACCTCACCTTACCGGGTGGGGTTTTTTTTATATTTACTTGCATTTCCCTGTATTTGTAGTAATATCAACTAAACCGGGAAACCGGCCTATTAAACTGTCCCGGCAGACGACATACCGATTAATAGGCTTTATCTTGTATGTAAGGACAATTTATTATGGCAACAGCAACAACTTCGAGCGTTTGGCGCTCAACAGGTGGTGACCAAACTCGTACTGCTCAAGCAGGTTCAATGGGTATGTACACACCTTTTTATATCGCTAATGCAGCAGCAACAGCAAACGTACTTAACGTTCCTAGCACTACTGCTGGTAGCGAGCCTTTAATTCTTCCAGCTAACGCTGTAGTTACTGCAATTACTGTTACCACTGCTGGTACATCTGGCACAATCAACATGGGCTTTACTCCAATTTCTGGCGTAAGTCCTGGTCAAACTACAGTTCTTGGTACAAATGTTCCAACAGCTTTTGTAGCTAACGGTGCAGTTTCCCGTGCAGTTATTAGTGTTGGCGCAGCAACAGGTGGCGCTTCTTTAGGTAACGTAGCTAACGCAACTAACTTGGTTCAAGTTACTTCTGCTTCTAATACTTCAGGTGTTGGCGCTGTTACTGGTTTGATCCATTACTTTGTATACGATACTGGCGTACAAAACGTTTAATTAATCTTTAGGGGACTTCGGTCCCCACTTAAATCTTTAGGAGATTAATTATGACAATGCAATATGACGTAAAACAAGCACATTTAAACCAAAGCGGTATTTTAGTGCCGTTTACTACCCGTATTAAAGGGCTTTCATTTACTGGAAGCGCTAGTGCTGGTACGCTTACTTTGTTTGATACTGTAACTGCTCCTGTAACTACAGCTACTTATGGTCGTGTAGGAACTTTAATAACTGTTACACAAGCAACGCACGGCCTATCAACAGGGCAAGTTATCGGTATTGACTTTGGTGCTGGCACTGGTGGAACTGCTACTAATGGGAATTATGCTGTTACTGTTACTGGAACAGAAACTTTTACTGTTACTGATATTAATTCAGGCAGCATCACTGCTGGAGCAGCAATGGTTTATTCCACAGGAAAATGGTTAGCCTCATATGACGTAGCTGCAGGAGATTCATATAACAACGCCCCATTTATTCCAGGCGAAGGCGTAAAAGCCATTACTGGTGTTTACGCTTATATGACTAATTTAGCCGCAGCAAATATTTATTATGGCTAAGAAAAAAACTCCGTCCTTGGCGGTAGGTCGTGGTGAGAAATTACCAGTATCGAAAGGTGCTGGCCTCACTGCTAAGGGCAGAGCAAAGTATAATGCAGCAACAGGAAGTAATTTAAAAGCCCCACAACCAGAAGGTGGTCCACGCAAAAAGTCATTTTGCGCCCGTATGTCTGGAATGCCGGGACCGATGAAAGACGAGAACGGAAAACCAACTCGTAAAGCTGCATCTTTAAAACGATGGAAATGTTAAAATGGAACTTCAAATTAACGACCCAGAAATCGTGACTGCTAGGGAATTAGCAACTCATGCTAACGACATTAAACATTTGCAAGATGATATGGACAAACTTGTTAAAGATATGGAAGAAGTTAAAAGGTCTTTAATGGAAATCCAACGGCTATTATCTGAATCACAAGCTAGCAAAAAAACATGGCATACAATTTTTACTGTTGCAGCAGGTTTATCTGGCGGTGTTATTGTTTGGTTTTTAGATAGGGTGTTACGATAATGCCTAGTACTAGTAAAAAACAACATAACTTCATGGCAGCTATTGCACATAACCCTGCATTTGCTAAGAAGGTAGGAGTCCCACAATCCGTGGGGGAAGATTTTAACAAGGCAGACAAAGGCCGTAAATTTGGCGTAGGTGGTGGAGTAGGAATTGTTCACGGCGGTAAAGGGCAAATTAACAAGCAAACTACTCGTGCTGGTAGTATATTTGGGGAACAGAAAGAAATACCCAATGTAAATCTTAACAAATACATTGGTAAAAAAGAAGGCGGAAAAATTATGGCTGAAAAAGAATCTAAAGCTGAAATGAAAAAAGAAATGGCAGAAGATAAGAAGCAAGACATTGCCATGATTAAAAAAGCGTTCAAAGAGCACGATGCTCAAGAACACAAGGGCGGTAAAGGTACTAAAATCTCACTTAAAAAAGGCGGAATGGCTATGAAAGAAACTATGGGTCTTCGCAATATGTCTCAGGACGTAGAAGCTGGTTCAAACAAATTAATTGCTCACGGCGAATCAGCTGTGCAAAAACGTGGCAAAACTAAAGGTAAAAACCTTGGTGATTCAGGCCCAATAGTAGCCCCTAAAACTATGAAAATGGCTAAAGGTGGTTCTGCTTCTAGTCGTGCTGATGGCTGCGCTGTTAAAGGCAAAACTAAAGGTACTATGATGTGTATGGGTGGCAAAGCAGGTAAGAAGTAATATGAGACCAAGTCGTGGTATGGGCGACATTGCCCCTTCTAAAATGGGTAAACCGGTGACTAAAAAACGCCGGGATAATACTGATTTTACTGAATATAAAGAAGGTGGAAAAGTTGGTTTGTATGCGAATATTCATAAAAAGCAAGCACGTATTGCAGCTGGCTCTGGTGAAAAGATGCGTAAGCCTGGGGCTAAGGGTGCGCCTACTAAAGCGGACTTTGTTAAATCAGCTAAAACAGCAAAGAAGAAATAATGGCTACTAAAAATTGGATTAAAGATGCAATTAAAAAACCAGGAGCGTTGCGTAAAGAATTAGGCGCTAAGGCTGGTAAACCTATTCCGGCAGCAAAACTAGCTGCAGCTGCAAAGAAACCGGGCAAGATCGGTAAGCGGGCTAGGCTGGCGGAAACCCTTAAAGGGCTAAAAAAGTGAACTGGGCTATCTGGTTACATTTCATTAAGGGAGTGTCGCTTGGATTTGAAATAGTAGATGAAGGCGATGAAAACTTTTTTGTTATTGACTTATTAATTGTAAGACTCGGAATAGTGTGGGAACCAAATGATTAAAAAATATATCGTAGACCTTTTAAAACGGCTGTTAGCTTTATTTGAGAATAAGGCGCCTAAAGTAGAGGCATGGCCTTTTCCAGTTGAAAAAGCTTTAAAACCAAAACGCAAACCTGCACTTAAAAAAGCTACGACCCGCAAACCAGCTACAAAGAAGCC